ATACCAATTTTAAAATATAATTAAACAATCAAATTAGTTAAAAATATAATTTATCTGTATAATATATCTAAATCATGGCAGGAGGATTAATGCAATTAGTTAGTGAAGGCCAACAAAATATCATATTAAATGGCAATCCCAAAAAGTCCTTTTGGAAATCTTCGTGGCTGGCTTATACGAATTTCGGACTCCAAAAATTTCGTGTGGACTTTGAAGGTGCTAAACAATTGCGGTTGAGCGAAGAATCTTATTTTACCTTTAAAATACCCCGTTATGCCGATATTTTATGGGACTGCTATTTAAGTGTTCAATTGCCCAACATTTGGAGCCCCATTATTCCGCCCAACACAGACCAAGAATCGCAAACAAACAATTTGGGAATTTGGGTCCCCTACGAATTTCGATGGATAAAAAACATTGGCGCACAAATGATTTCCAAAATATCCATCACATGTGGAAACTACACTCTCCAAGAATTCTCGGGGGCCTATTTGTTGGCCATGGTTCAGCGTGACTTTTCCGATACGAAAAAAGCCCTCTTTGATAAAATGACCGGAAATGTGCCAGAATTGAATGACCCCGCCAATTCTGGGTCACGTGTCAATTCGTATCCCAATGCATACTACACGACCAATCCCGCTGGTGCTGAACCATCGATACGTGGCAGAACCTTGTACATTCCCTTGAACGCATGGTTCAATTTGAAAAGTCAAATGGCATTCCCGCTAACCTCACTACAAAACAACGAACTACACATTAATATAACACTGCGTCCTATTCAAGAGTTGTTTCAAATACGAGACGTATATGACAGTATCAACAATTATCCATATATCGCACCCAACTTCAACGTTTATTATATGCAATTTTATCGGTTTTTGCAGACACCGCCAGACGTGAATTTGGGCGTGGGTTCGTATCTCGACTTGAGAACCGCATGGAATGCCGATGTCCATCTCAATTGCACTTATTGTTTTTTGTCGAATGAAGAAAGCAGGATTTTTGCATTGGGAGAGCAAAAGTATTTATTTAAACAAATACGTGAACAAGTATTCTACAATGTCACAGGACCAAACAAAATAGAGTTGGATTCGTTGGGAATCGTCAGCAGTTTCATGTTCTATTTTCAACGCAGTGATGCCAATTTGAGAAACGAATGGTCGAATTATACAAATTGGCCATACAGTTATTTGCCCTATGATTTGTTGCAAGCACCCACGAGTGGCACATATCAAATAACAAGGACAAATCCTGACGGTTCTACTGTTGTCGTAGACATTGGTCCAGGCGTTAATGCAAACGGATTGGCGACAGGGTGGATGATTACAGGAGATTACAATTTCGAAAATCAGAAAAACATTCTTGTTCAAATGGGTATACTTTTGGACGGGTCTTATCGGGAAAATGTGCAACCCGAAGGCGTTTTTAATTACATTGAAAAATACATGCGAACAGAAGGGAACGCACCCGATGGACTATACTGTTACAATTATTGCGTAAATACGTCACCATTCAATATGCAACCTTCGGGATGTATTAATATGAATCGGTTTAATCAGATTGAACTCGAATTCAATACTATTATTCCCAGTTTAGACCCACAAGCACAAACGTTGGCCATTTGTCAAGATGGAGTCATTGTTGGAATTAACAAGCCGACATGGCGTATATACGACTACAATTTCAATCTTTATTATTTTGAGGAACGAATTAATGAAATCTACTTTGTTGGTGGAAATTGCGGATTGGTTTATGCGACTTAACCTTTTTCTTTGCTTCTTTTTCTTTTTCTCTTGAATATGTAAATAGTAAACAGTAAACAAATGAAGCCCCAACAACAACAAGGTTATTTGTATATCTTTACGATTGTCGTTTTATTATTAATCATTGTATTTTTGATGCATAATAAAACATCCCTGCAACCACCACAACCACAACTTCCTTTGTCACCACAAATGCCTGGACAACCTATGCAACCTATGCCTATGCAACCACCATTTTTTGGAGTATATGGGCAAAATGCGAATTTTAGAAACGGTTTCCCTGTAAATGCATCCACCAACATTGGCTTTGTTAATTCTGATTTTAGTCAAGTCGGTATTTTAAATTCGATTGTTAACAAGGGCGAAACACCTGCTACTGCTTTGGCAACCAAGAAGATTTTGCCCTTGTTCGGAAGACCCGTTTTTACAAATCGAAACAAATGGAACTACTTTACGAGTTCCGACCAGTTTAACACAATTAAATTGCCCATTCTTAAGAAAAAACAAAATTGCAATTCTTCAACTGGTTGCGATGAACTATACAACAACGACATTGTTTTTGTTCAGGGTTACAATCAACCCTTTCGAGTTACCATGTATGATAATGATTCGGCCATCAACTATATACCTTATTTATAAAAATAACACATAAAAAATAAAAATTACCGTCTTTATATTTGCTATTTGCTTTGTCACAACATGCACCTTTTATTTCTGTTCTAATAATAAGATTGTCATATTCAAATGTCCAGCAACGATGATACAATAAACAAAAAGAGAAGTAAAAACAATAAAAATGCAAATGCCAACAGTGTCAAGGAGAATACCAACAAATTGTTGACGCTTTTCAAAAAAATAATGTATCGACTCCTGTTTCTTGCTGGCATTATTTTGGTTGGTTCTTTGTTATTATACAATTGCAAAGTAGCACAAGCTAACATGATACCGTTTTGCATAACCACGGATAGACCACTTCCAATAGTAAGTGAACCTGTTGATATTAATATTGTATATGATTATGATGCAAAAGAATACAAGTCGACAAAAATAAAGTTTTCCGACAGCAAAAATCATTTTTACGCCGAAGATAAGGAGGATAAAAATATAGGTTATTTTCAAACAATATACAACGATTTAACAAAAAGAAACAACGGTATTTTGTCGGTTTGTTACAAAAAAATTAATCAATTACCCGAAGGTATTATTGTATTTTTAGGGGGTATATTTCAAACACTCTTGTTCTTGCTTGTAGGATTTGTCACCTTTTTTCAAACCATGTATTCTACTTATTTTAATTTGTTCAAACTCTTTTTAACGAAGGATTATAATAAACAAAATGAAAATCACGGCATTAAATATTATGTACTTCAGATTTGTTCCTTCTTTATTTTCTTAATGACTTTTTTAATTACAACCCCATTTGCTATTGTCTTTTCTGTATTTTTTGCGTTATATTCGCTATTTTATCCTTGCACTGTCAAATCGGTCTATGTCAAATCGGGCGATAATTCGAATGAGCAAACTGAGCAATCGTATGGCTTATTGAATACCATTATTAACGTAATAAAATACAAGATTCGTATAATTATGGTATTAATATTTGTTTTTATGATAAGTGACGCATATACAACCATTGGTCCATTGGAAATGGTTGTTTTGATTTTTTGTATTATTCTTTTCTGTTTCTTGTTTAATAATATTTTTAAACCAAACACCCCTACCTCCGAAATGACCTTTACCGATGTCAATAATTTAAATGTGACAAATGACAATAAATTTACTGAAGAATGTGAAGAGGATAAAAATGATAGTGCTGTTGATATTAATAAAAGTAACAAAAACAAAAACAACAAATCTATGTGGATGTGGAGAATTGTCGAAACCCTTTTTGGAAAAAAACAAGAAGACGAAATGCCAAAACAAGAAGAGGTACCACTAAACATTGAAAAGAAAAATTTGGAAGACGACAATTTGTCACAACCAACAGATTCGACAAAGAGGCCAACAACAACCTTACATATTCCAGCAACAGCAACAGTGACGACAAAACCAACAGTGACAGTGTCAAAACAACCTGGAGAATTAGTAGAAATGAATAATTTTGAAGAAGTACCAGCAACAGTGTCAAAAGTAACAGTGACAAAACCATCAGGGACAAACCCACCTGAAGAAGTAGAAATGACAAATTTGTCAGAAAAAAAAGAAAAACGTAATCAGGCAACAAATAGCAAATCGAGTTAGAATTGACAGTAAAAAGAATAAAACTCCTCATATTTTTGCGAGAAGACCAATAACTCCCAAATATAATATTAATGTGTAAGTGCGTTTGTTATTATAGTATAAATTATAATTTTTATAATATATATTATTAAGTTAAAAGGAAAATGAATTTAGAATTAAAAAAATTTGACATGAAGACCATTCAGTTCAGGGCAAATGATTCCAAAGGTCCCGTCATTGTTTTATTGGGAAAACGAGACACTGGCAAATCTTATTTAGTAAGAGACATTCTCTATTATCAACAAGATATTCCGATTGGTGTTGTTATAGCAGGAACAGAAGAAGGCAACGGGTTTTACGGCAAACTTGTTCCCAAACTCTTTATTCACACCGAATACAATACCGTTATTATAGAGAATATTCTCAAAAGACAAAAGCAGGTTTTAAAACAAATACAAAAAGAACAAGAAACGTATAAACGAAGCACCATTGACCCGAGGGCATTTGTCATCATGGACGACTGTCTCTATGACTCCAGTTGGACACGTGACAAAATGATGCGTTTGCTTTTCATGAATGGTCGTCATTGGAAAATCATGTTGGTAATAACAATGCAATATCCATTGGGTATTCAGCCCAATCTCAGAAACAACATTGACTACACATTTATTTTAAGGGAGCCGTATATTAGTAACCGAAAAAGAATTTATGAAAATTATGCAGGCATGTTTCCTACATATGACAGTTTTGCACAAGTAATGGACCAATGCACGGAGAATTACGAATGTTTGGTTATTAATAACAATGCAAAATCGAACAAGTTGCATGAACAGGTCTTTTGGTACAAGGCAGAAGGACATAATGATTTCAAATTGGGCAGCAAAGACTTTTGGGAATTGTCCAAAGACATTGTTTCCGATGATGAAGACGAAAAATACGACCCTGGCAATGAGAAAAAACGCAAAGGTGGCAGTAAAATCAATGTGAAAAAAACCAAATGGTAAAACACAAACGCACCAACGCACCAACGCACAAACGCACAGCTTTTACTCTTCTGTTAGCAGTAGTAAAGTATAAAGATATTTTGTTATTAATAACAATAACAATAGAATAAACAGAATATGGTAAAAATTTGTTCTGATACCAATAACACCAATGCATCTACAACTACAAAAGAAGACGAAAAATATAGCCTGTATTACAATGAATTCAATTATCAATTGAGTTCATTTCAAAAGTTCGCCATTCGGGCCATTGTCGATGGCCATCATAGTTTGTCGTGTGTTCCAACGGGTTCGGGCAAAACCTTGGCCGCCATTTTCGCAATCGACTACTTTACGAGGCAAGGAAAAAAGGTCATTTATACATCTCCTATCAAGGCATTGAGCAATCAAAAATACCATGAATTTACCGTAAAATTTCCGAATTTAAGCATCGGACTTCTTACTGGAGACATTAAAATCAATCCTGATGCCCAAGTTCTTATTATGACGGCCGAAATATTGCAAAACACACTATACAAAAAACGAATTCCTAACCCTAATCAATTAATTTGTCACGATGGTAACGACGGTATCGACGGTATTGACACGGCGGCTAAAAACGTGGGTCTGTTGTTTGAAATGGATTTTGAAAACGAATTGGCCTGTGTTATTCACGACGAAATACACATGATAAATGACAAGGACAGAGGCCATGTATGGGAATCCATTATTCTATTGTTGCCGCTTCATGTTCAAATGGTAATGTTGTCTGCAACATTGGACAAGCCAGAGCGGTTTGCTAAATGGATAGAAACCCAATGGAAAGAAACAAAGGAGGTTTATTTGGCGAGTTCGACGACGAGACCCGTTCCGCTTACACACTACAGTTTTATTGCTTGTCCCAAGGCAATATTCAAAGCCATAGGCAACAACAATGAAACGTTAAAGGCGGAAATTAACGGCACAATTAACAAACTTCATGTCATTCAAAATGCAAATGGCGAATTCAACGAATCCAATTATTTCAAGGTTCAGAATATGCTGGCTTTGTTCAACAAAAAAAACATTCACATTACACGCCCCTTTGTAATGAACAAGGTTTGCGAGCATTTGGTAAACAACAACATGTTGCCAGCCGTCTGTTTTATTTTGTCAAGAAAACAAATTGAAACTGCGTGCAAAGAAGTATCGCATGTGTTGTTGGAAGACGATTCGAAAATACCGTATATTGTAAAGCGAGAGTGCGAGACCCTTTTGAGAAACAAGATTTCCAACTACAATGAATATTTGGACTTGCCGGAATACATAAATATGATTTCGCTGTTGGAAAAGGGAATCGCCATTCATCATAGCGGGGTAATCCCCATTTTGCGAGAAATTGTCGAAATACTGTTTGAAAAAGGATA